ACAAATAGCGGTAATGTTTCAATTACTCTTTCTGGGGCTGGGCAATATGTTTGTGATACTTGGACAAAAACTGTCCCATATAACGAAAGGGCAATAATAAGCACAACATTCAGGGAGGTATTTGAACCATAAATGTCGACTCCTACCGCTGAACTACAAGAACTTACAAACAAATCAATTATTGAGTTGTATTCTGTTGAATTAAAAGCTGATGTTCATTATACAAAATCAGCAAAGACAGCCACCTACAGTCAATCTTCGTCAACTATTACTATCACACTTAATTCACATGGTTTTTCTGCTGGTTTAATTTTAAGTCTTGATTTTACTTCTGGAAATGGAATTGATGGAGTTTATACAATTCAAACAGTCGCTACAAATACTTTCACCGTTACAGGTACAACATCACAGTCCACAAGCGGTAATGTCTCTTTTAATGTAAATAGTTCTATAACAGTCCCAACTGTTTATCTATTCCATGCTGGAAACAATATGAAAGATAGTCTTGATATTGTATGGCAGTCAAATACTTACACAAGAATACCTGTAAAGGCAGAGGGTTACAAATATTCTGGAAAAGGTAAATTACCAAGACCAACACTTACTTTTTCTAATTTATTAGGAACTATAACTTCATTATTACAGCTTACAAATGAAACAACAGCTTTTTCTGATCTTGCAGGTGCGAAAGTTACACGAAGACGTACACTTAGTAGATTTCTTGATTCAACTAACTTTCCAAGCAGTGTAAATCCATATGGTACACCAGATGCTTCATCGGAATTACCAAGAGAAGTTTATTTTATTGAAAGAAAAGCGGTAGAAAATAGAGATATTGTTAGTTTTGAAATGGTAGGTTCTTTTGATTTGTTTGGTATTGGTGCACCAAAAAAACTTGTTACAAGAGTCGATTTCCCCGGTGTAGGTACTTTTGTAAATGCTTAAAATGTCTTGGAAAGAATCTTTTAAAAAATATGCAAAAAAACAAGCACCTGAAGAAGCTTGTGGTTTGTTAGCAATAATAAAAGGAAAAGAAACTTTTTGGCCTTGCAAAAATTTAGCAGAAGGAAAGTTTGAATTTTTTGTACTTGATCCTGATGATTGGGCAGAATGTGAAGATACAGGTGAAATTCTTGGAGTTATACATAGTCATCCACTAGGCCCAGCAACCCCTTCTGATAATGACAAAGCAGCTTGTGAGCATCTTGGCTTTCCATACTATATTTACAGTATTGAACATGATCATTGGGAATCATTTAAGCCGACAGGTTGGAAAGCACCTTCACTTATTGGTAGAAAATTTATCTGGGGAAAATATGATTGCTGGTCTATAGTGACGGATTGGTTTAAAGAAAATAAAAATATAAATATTAAAAATTGGCCTAGACCTAAAAAAATTAAAGATTTTAGTAATAATCCATATTTTCATAAAGTTCTTACAGAATCAAATTTTATAAAACAAAAAACAAATGATAATTTAAAAGTTGGTGATGTATTACTTTTTCAAACAGTAACAGGTAACTTAGATCATGTTGCTGTTTATATTGGAGATATGATGATATTAAATCACAGTATAAAATCATTAAGTTGTAGAGAGCTTTTTGATTTAAGATATCAACAAGGTTTACGAGGTGTTTACAGATATGCAGCTTAAAAAAATTAAAGTTTATGGAAAATTAAGACAGTTTTTAGGTAAATCTTATTTTCAGGCTGCGGTTAAATCACCACAACAAGCCATGAATTTTTTAATGGCAAATTTTGAAGGATTGCAAAAACATATGAATGATCAAGTTTATAAAGTAAAAATGGGTGGCAATGTTATCACAGAAGATTATTTATCAATGTCTGGTCAGGGTGATATTCAAATTATTCCTATTGCAACTGGTTCTACTTTTTTCATACCAATTTTAATTGGTGCTGGAACAACTGCTGTTGCTTCTACTGTAGGTGCTTTTGTTGGTGGTATCGTAGGTTCTGCTTTAGTAACTACTGCAATTACTACAGCACTAACAACAATTGGAACTTCAATGATTATTGGTGGTGTTACTGATTTGATATCTGGTCAAAATTCACCGCAAAATGTATCATCTGTAAGTGATGTTGACCCGGCAATTAGAGGATCTTACTCTTTTTCTGGCATACAAAATGTAAGTACCAGTGGTGTTCCAATACCAATTATTTATGGGCTTGTGTTTAGCGGCTCAATTTTAATTAGTGCTGGTACTGACACCGCACAAATAAGAAAGACTTTATAACAATGGTAAAACAAGTTGAGGGTGGCGATCAATTATTTGGCAGAAGCCCTGATGGTAGAGTTGTTGATCCTGATTTAATAGATGGCGGCCTTAGATCGAAGCAATTCGCAACGGTGCTTGATTTATTAGGTTACGGAGAAATTGATTCAATATTTGATGAGGGTGGGGCTGGTACAAATACTTTTAGAAAGAATGTTTTTTTAGATAATACACCACTACAAAATTCAATCGGTGATGATAATTTTACAAATGTAGACGTATTTTTTAAAAACGGTTCTGATAATCAAACGGCACTACATGAAATAAACGCAATAGAAAATACAATACCTGTTGGGGTTGCTCTTACCAATTCACCTTTTGCAACAACAAAAACAGGGACATACACACTGGCAGGGAGTGGTGGACAAACAACAAGTATTGATGGGGTAACTGTTAACTTAGGAGCAAATCAAATGCTTGTAGGACTAACAGGTGGTGCACATGGTTATTCTCTTGGGGAGGTTATACAATGGACAAATACAACGGCTTCTGGTACAAATCAAACTGCTAAACCACAGACACAAGTAATTCTTTCTATCCCTTCATCAAGTTCTTTTGTAGTAAATACAACTTTTGAAGATGAATCTTTTGCTGGTGATTGCACTGTTAAAACTTCAACAGGATTATCACGAACAATAAGTAATACTGCGGTAGATAAAGTTAGAGTAACAATTCAATTTCCATCACTGCAAGAGTTTAAAGATGATGGTGATGTTATTGGTGCTGAAGCAAAAGTTTCAGTAAGAATTACAGAGAATAATGGTACTGTTCATAATCCTGTTCAATTAGATGTAACAAACGGAAGGGCAACAAGTCCATATGTAAAAGATTATGAGATAGATTTTGAAACCTCGTTAAATTTTCCTTTAACATTGAGTGTTTTTAGAAATACAGATGATGGTACAGATACAAAATTACAAAATTCTACAAACTGGCTTTCTTATACAGAAATAAATACAGATACAAGTGCATATCAAGGTTTTGCTTATGTTGCATTAAGATTTAACGCACAGGAATTTCAAAGCTATCCAAAAAGGATGTACCGTATCAAGGGGACCAAGATTAAAGTGCCAAATGGAACAACAATTGATAGCACAAATGGCAGAGTAATTTATCCAGATGGTTATACATTCAACGGAACATTTAAAACAAATAAAGAATGGTGTTCTGATCCAGCTTGGATTTTATATGATATTTTGACAACTGATAAAGGTTTTGGTGGTGATGATGGGATTGTACAAGAAGAAAATTTAGACGTTTTTAGTTTTTATTCTGCTAGTGCTTATGCAAGTGCTTTGATAACTGATCCAATAACAAACACAACGGAACCAAGATTTAGTTGTAATGTTATTTTAAATCAGAGAAACGATGCATATACCTTAATAAATGATTTATGTGCAGTAATGAACGCTATGCCTTTTTATAGCAATGGTAGTTTACAGATATCGCAGGACAGACCAACTAATACTTCAACAAATACATCTGACGCTCAATATGTCTTTAATAATTCAAATGTAACAGAAGAAGGTTTTTCATATCAAAATCAAGGGTCAAGACTTAAATATACAGAAGTAGAAGTGCAATATTTTGATAATCAAACGCAGTCAATGGAATATGAATTAGTAAAAGCTGAGGATATTTCTGCACTAAATTCAAGTTCTGGTGGCTTAGATGCAACAACAAAATTTGGTAGGACAAGAAAAACATTAAAAGCTTTTGCTTGTACTTCTATCGGTCAAGCACATCGTCTTGCAAGATGGTTTTTATATACTAATTTACTTGAATCAGAAGTTGTTACTTTTACAACCACATTAGAAGCTGGAGTGATTGTAAGGCCAGCAACAATTATTGCAATTGCAGATTCAATGAGGGCAGGG